ACTGACAACATGAACTGGCTTGAAGATAACGGCGGAACTGCTATTGTCGTAAATGAGAATACAGTTATGCCTTACATGGAGTTGTATTTTAAATAAAGGAGAAGTGAAATGAGATTATATCCACGCAAGTATCAGGTAGTAGAACCAGTAGTAAAAGAACCTGAGAAACCAAAGCTAACCGATAAAGGTTCTAAGTTTGTTTGGACTAAAGGCGCTGATGTTATGAAGACTTTTAGACGACATGGCTTTGTCCCACCATCAGAGTATCGCAACGACTACTTGTTCAAAAAGAATCGAGAACTAACCAATGAATGAGAATGATTTACGAGATTGTTTTGCTATGATGCTAACTGTTGGTTTTGCCATGAAAGGTGAAATAAACCCAAAAGCAATATGGGAAATAGCAGATATGATCGTTGAAGCAAAAAAACCGCCCGACATGGGCATAACCGCAGTCAAACCTAGAAGGAGAAGTAAAGATGGCAAAGCAAGCTGACAATGTAAACAGTCCAGCACACTACACTACTGGTGGAATTGAAACCATAGACTTTATCGAAGCGAAGAACTTAGGTTATAACTTAGGTAATGTCGTCAAATATGTTTCTAGGGCACACTACAAAGGTAGAAAGATTGAAGACTTAAAGAAAGCTGAGTGGTATCTAAAGCGTGAGATCACCGCATTGGAGAAAATATCATGAACAATGAACCAGTAGCGTGGAGAAAAGTAGTCGGTAATGTAACTAAACATTATCAATACAACGAAATGGGTGAAGGCACTCCGCTTTATCTGCATCCAGCAAAGACACTAACAGATGAGGAAATAGAGGAAGTGTTTAGAACTGTGGAGCAAGACTTTGCTTTAACAGAATCTAAAAAATCCGATGGTGGTTGGAGAAACTTTCCTGTTGAATTGGGCAGAGCAATACTAAGAAAGGCACAAGAGAAATGATTGGATTACTAACCGCTTTCTTTTTATACTACGGCGATGCTCATTGGATTTGGTGGGTGATTTGGGCAATTTTAGAGGTTGGTGAATTAGTAAAGTTCATAAGAAACTCATGAGATTTTTTATTGTTATAACCTTATTGTTACTTAGCGCGCTGGCACATGGTGTAGTCGTATGCGAGACTAAGGATGGTCGCACTTGCTGTTGGGATACCGAGAAAGACGGAGTATTCAGACCTCTTTCATGTATGTAATTTCGTAGGGAGTTAGGTTTATACTTGACTCCCTATTTTTGTAACTATACACCCTCTTATTTAATGAACATAATTACGCTGGACTTTGAAACTTATTACGCTCAAGACTATTCACTATCTAAGCTAACGACTGAGGAATACATCAGGGACAAACGATTTGAAGTAATCGGTGTTGGTGTTAAGGTTGGCGATGGTGTGGCTGAATGGTTTTCTGGCTCACACCTCGAGGTTCAAAAATACCTATCCACGCTCCCGTGGAAAGATAGCGCATTACTTTGCCACAACACGATGTTCGATGGTGCAATCCTTGCTTGGCGCTTTGGCATAAAACCAGCGCTATACCTAGATACTCTTTGCATGGGTCGGGCTACCAATGGTGTCGATGTAGGTGGGTCATTGGCTTACCTCGCCGAGCGTTATAACTTGGGTAAAAAGGGAACTGAAGTCCTTGACGCAAAAGGCAAGAATATAACTGGTTTCACAAATAGCGACCTTGCCCAATACGGCGAATACTGTAAAAACGATGTAGAGCTAACTTTTAAGCTCTTCCAAGTATTGTCGAGCGCGTTTCCACCTGATGAGCTTTCTTTGATTGACATGACCTTACGCATGTTTATTAACCCGATCTTAGAGGTTGATGATGCGTTGCTCAATGAAAGGCTGGAAGAATTAAAGCATGAGAAATTACAGTTATTAGGGACACTTAAAGTTACCTTGCAATGTGAAAGCGAAGAAGAAGTTCGTAAGAAATTAGCAAGCAATAAACAATTCGCTGCGGTGTTGGAGAGCTTTGGTGTTGAAGTCCCAATGAAAGAAAGCAAGACCACTGGCAAACTGACCTTTGCACTGGCAAAAAATGATACGGGCTTTATGTCTTTACTCGAACACGAAGATCCAATAATTCAACAACTCGCTGCGGTGCGTTTGGGAACTAAGTCTACTATTGAGGAGAGTAGGATTGAACGATTCATTGATGTTGGAAGTAGAAACAAAGGAAGATTACCAATACCGCTCAAATATTACGGGGCGCACACGGGTCGTTGGGCGGGGTCGGACAAGGTTAACTTCCAAAATCTGCCGTCCCGCGACGCAAAGAAAAAGGCTCTTAAGAAAGCGTTGGTTGCCCCCGAGGGCTACGCGATTATCAACTGCGACTCGTCTCAGATTGAGGCAAGAGTTCTTGCTTGGCTTTCGGGTCAGACCGACTTGGTTCAAGACTTCAAACTGGGAAATGATGTTTACTCCACATTTGCGTCGAAAATATATGATAAACCTATTACCAAAGAAAACCCTATTGAAAGGTTCGTGGGTAAAACCTGCATTCTCGGTCTCGGATATGGTACTGGCGGATTAAAGTTACAACACACGCTAAAGACTAGTCCGCCTGGGGCTGATTTGGAAATAGAAAAGTGTGAGCAAATAGTTAAACTATACAGAGATACCAACGACATGATTGTTAAGCTGTGGCGCGAAGGAGATAAAGCGTTAAAACAATTAGCCGATTGGCAACCCGAACAAAAACCTTTTTACTATGGTAAGCACAGATGCGTAAGGATTGTGCAAGAAGGTATTGAACTACCTAACGGGTTATACATACGTTATCCTGAGTTACAGATCACTGATGAATCTAAAGGCGGATACCAATACAAATCACGAAAAGGCCCCGTGTCATTATGGGGCGGGTCAGTTGTGGAAAACGTAGTTCAAGCGCTGGCTAGGATTATTGTGGGTCAGCAGATGATTAAACTTACAGAGCGTTATAGACCAGTGCTAACTGTCCACGACGCTGCGGTGTGCGTAGTTCCCGAAGATGAGATAGATGAGGCTTGTGCATGGATTGTCGAGGTCATGTCTACCCCACCAGACTGGGCTAAGGATTTACCCGTAGCTTGTGAAGCTCACTATGGACTTAATTACGGAGATATGGAAGAATGGAGAGCTAATGGGTAAGCATAAAAAGCCTAAAAATGCTAGTAAAAAACAACAGAAATGGCAAGCAAAAACTTTGTCAGAAATGTTTGATAATATAAGACGCGGTCAAGAATATGTGACTGTCGTTATGCAAAGAGATAGTTGGGAAACACTACAATGGGCTATTGCAGTTGCCCTAAGAGAAGAAGACAAATTTATTGAGGAAAATCAAGTGCCTAAGAAAATTATAGCCCCTGCGGTTAAAGATAAAAAGACTGGTGTTATCATAGAAGCTCCTTCAAAGAAGTGGGCGCATGACCAGATAGAAGCTAAAGAGCATATCAAAGATAAGAATGCAAAGCGGGGCTTTGTTACTAATGAGGATAAGTTTGTTAAGCGTAAAGAAGCCGCGAAGATTGCTAAAAAAGCTGGTCAAATAAAAGACAAAGATATCAAGAAGTTACATTCAAGCGACCTGCGTAAGGCTGGCGGATTAGCCAAGAAAAAGATTAAATGAAAGAGCCAATTCCTTTTTATGGCTTTTTAGATTTAGAAGAGCCAGTAGTTAAAATGACTCAGGAAGAAGTAGCTATTGTATTGGGGGTGAGCCGACAGACAGTTAATAATATTGAGAAAAACGCGTTCAAGAAGATTCGTAAAGAATTGTTTAAAAGAGGTATTGATAAGGAAGATATTCTATGATTGAGAAATTGCTAAAAGAAGAAATGAAAAAATATTACGAATGGCTTGAAAATTATTTAAAACAATGTAATATGTCAACATGAACTTTACTTGGTCGTTCTCCTCTCTAAAAGAATATGTTAATTGTCCTCGGCAATATCAGGAACTTAAGGTATTAAAGCGGTTTGAAAAGAAACAAACTGAGCAGATGCTATACGGGACTGTTGTCCATAAGGCATGCGAAGACTATGTTCGTGAGGGTAAACCCTTAGAGAAGAACTACCAAAGATTTAAACCCG